GGCTGGCCAGGTGGCGGTGGGCTCCAGGCTGTGGTCTGCCAGGCGGTAGGCGCTGGGGTCCAGGGTTTGCAGCACACCGGCCGGGTCGTAGTGCTGCACGCTGGTGATGGCGATGATGGGGGCCATTTGCAGGGCCAGGGCGCTACCTGGCCAGGTGGGGAAGCCGTCGAGCGTCAGGCGCCAGGTGCTATGCAGCAGAGCGCGGCCCAGGCGGTTTTCGGCGTCGTGACGGGCGGCGGTGATGAGGGCCGTGATGAGCGCGTCTTCGTCGCTGCCGTCCACGCGCAGGTGTGCCTTGGCCTGGGCGAGCGTGACGGGCTCGGTAGTGGCGTCGGTGATTCGGGTGGTGGTCATGGTGCGGGTTCCGCCTTTGGCATGCGCCCGCCGGGGTGGGCGGGTGCATGGCGAAGGGGGATCAGGGCTGGGGAGCGGGGTCTTCCGGGGGCGCCGGGTCGGGTTCGTCGGCGGGCGGTGGGTCGGCAGGTTCTTTGCCGCCCTGGCCTTCCGCCTTGGCGCGGGGCTTGGTGGCCCAGCTTTCGTCGGTGACCACCTTCACCAGCTCGGGGTCGGCGGTGTCGGTGTCGATTTCTTCGCCCTTGGCGTAGTGCTTGACTTCGCAGCCGCGGTGCGCGAAGTCGAATGGCTTGGTGACTTTGAGTTTCATGGCGTGGCTCTTTCAGGTTGCAATGGCAGGGCTGGCACCAGGCCAGCCCTGCGCCACCTATCAGGCCGCCGCGAACTTCAGCAGCTTGATGGCTTGGGAGTCCACCACCATGCCGCCCACGCGCTTGGTCACGTAGAAGCCGACGTAGGGCTTGTTCGTGTACGGGTCGCGCAGGATGCGGGTGCCGATGCGGTCCACGATGGTGTAGCCGCGCTTGAAGTCACCGAAGGCAACGCTCAGGCTGTTGGCGGCCTTGACGGGCATGTCTTCAGCCTCGGTGATGCCGTAGCCCAGCAGGGTGGCGGGCTGGCCTGCCTCCAGGCCCGGGCGCCAGATGTAGTTGCCTTCCGCGTCCTTGAAGGTGCGGACTTCACCCATGACCGTTTTGTTCATCACCCAGCGCGCGTTGGCACGCAGGCCCGCCTTGAGGCGGTGCACCAGGGTGATGAGCACGTCGGTCTTGTTGGACGCGGCCCAGTCGCCCGCCACGCCCGTGGCCACGTGCTCCAGGGTACCGAAGGCCCGGGCGCCGTCTGCCGTGGCGGCGGTGGTGTAGGCCAGAAAGCCCTTGGGCTTTTTGGTGCCGTCGCCGGACACGAATGCGGCGCCTTCCTTGGCGGCAAACTCGGTGTAGCACTCGTCAACGATGAACTGCTCGGCGTTGAAGAACACGTCGTCCAGCATTTGCTGCGTGGCCTGCGGGTAGGCGTAGATTTCGCCCATGAAGGGGGTGACCTGCGCCAGGGCGGAGCTTGCAGTGGCGGTGCGGGCGTCGTCTTCGTCCACCCAGCCAGAGGCGGTGCCGTGGGTGTTGACCAGCTTTTTGTAGTCGCTGGTGCCCACGGTGCGCACGTTGGCAATTTCGCGGATGGGGGACACGTCCACCATCAGGCTGAGGATGTCGCGGTCCAGTTCCTCGGGTACGGCAAAGCCGCCATCGCCGTCGGTGGTGATGTTGTAGGCCTTCTTCTGCAGCTCGGCCAGGTTGCCGTCGTCGCCCTTGCGCAGGAAGGCGCCGAACGCGGCTTTGTGCTCTGCCTTGGCGGGGTCCACGTCGCCGCCGGTGCCGGGTCGGCCCTGGCGCTTTTCCAGGGCCTTGAGCTGGGCCTGGGCGTCGTCGAAGGCGGCGTTGAGCTGGGTGAGCTTGGCTTCCAGGTCAGACACGGCCTTGCCGTCGGCCTTGGCTTTGATGAGGGCGTCGTTGGTGGCCTTGAATTCGTCAAAGGCCTGGCCTTGCTTCTCCAGCAGTTCTTTCAGGCCATTGGTGTCCAGCTCGCCCGTCATGGCGAAGGGCAGGACGCCGATGGCCGCGAAGGCCTCGGCCGGGACGATGGGGTGGCCTGCCAGGGTGGCGATGGCCATGATGGCGACAACGGCCAGGAGGCCGAACGTCAAGTGCTTGCGGGTGGTGTGCATGGTGATGGTCTTTCAGTTGTTGAGCATGGAGGTGTTGCGCTGGATGAGCGCGGCCAGTTCGCCCAGACCATCGGAATCGCTCCGACTGTGCAGGGACTTGACCCGCGCCACCAGGGCGCAGGCTTCGCGTTTGCTGAGCCCGCCTGCATCGCGCAGGTAGGCTTCAGCATCGGCAAGGGTGGTGATGGCCTCGATGGACTTGACGCCCGATACGCGGGCGCTGTCGTTGGCCGGGAAGGTAACCAGGGAGACTTCCCAGAGGTCGAGCTTCTTGAGGGTGCGCACGCCGCTGACCTTGTCGTAGCTGTCCTCGCGGCTGATGAAGCCGATGGACAGGCCGCTGACGGCGCCCATCTTGAGCAGCTCGTAGGCTTCGGCGCCGCGCGCGGTCTTGAGGGCCAGCTTGCCCTCGACGTACAGGCCCACGCTGTCTTCCTTGACGGTGGTGTACACGCCGATGGGCTCGCCGCTGCGGTGCTGCCACAGCAGAGACGGCATGCGGCTGGTGAGCGAGTCGGCGAAAGCGCCGGGCGCGACCACTTCCTTGTAGCTGTCCACCACGCCGAACACGGAGCCGTAGCCAGAAAAAAGGCCGTCTTCAGAGACGGCCTTGATCTTGAACGGCATGTCGAGATAGTCACGCATGGTGTTTTTCCTTCGGGGCTGGTGCCGGGTTCAGGTCGGCGGTCAGGTTGATGGGGGTCAGTGGTTCATCCAGGCCCTCGATGGGGTTGCGGTCCATGAGCTCGCGGGCCTCGTTGCGGGTGAGCACGCCGCGCTCGACCAGCTTGCTGAGGTATTCGGCCTCGTCTTTCATGGCACCGCGCAGCAGGCCACGCTCTGTGAACTTGGGGTAATACCCCTCTTTGCGGTCTTTCGCGGTCAGCAGGTTGGCCGTGATGGACTGCTCGAAGCGCCCGTACCACGGCATGAGGGTGTGCACCAGGTGCGCCAGGAACATTTGCTCGGCGCTGGCGTAGGTGGCGGCCTTGTCGCTGTAGCCGATCATGATGGGCATGACGCGGAAGTAGCGGCACACCTCCTCGATCTGGTGCTTGCGGGTCTCCAGGTGCTGCATGTCCACGCCCTTGAAGGCGTAGGGCGTGAACTTGGCGTTGCGGTCGAGGATCATCGGGCGGCCGGTGTTTTCCAGGCCGCCGTACTCTTTTTCGAGCCATGCGCGCAGGGCCTTGTACTGGTCGGCGCCCAGGGCACCGTCCACGCTGTACAGGCCCGATGGCGCCACCGAGTTGCGGTGCATGCGGCTGTGGTGGTCTTCGGCGGCGATGCTCAGGCCGATGGCTTCGCGCGCGATGCGCATCACATCCAAGCCTTCAAACCCGTTCCAGCTGGGGCCGCGCAGCATCCAGATTGCCTCTTGCGGGAACTCGCGCTGGCCGCCATTGGGCGATGTGACCTGGTGCACCAGGCGATAGTCGCTCTGCTGCTTGGTGGTGACCGATCCGGGCTCCAGTGGGATCAGCTCGATGGGCTTGCCCAGCGAGTCGCGCACCACGAACACCTTGGCCGCGCCGCACAGGCCAGCATGCCATGTCATGGTCTCGCGCAGCTCGAAACTGCTCATCCAGTCGTTTGGCTTGACGTGCAGCAGCTCGTGCAGCGGATGTTCCACGGCCGTGCGCTTGCCACGGCCCTCCCCATGCATGAGCTTGAGCGGCACCTGGGCAACGCCCTCCCCCAGCACGCGAAGGCAGCCGAACACGGTGGCGACCTGCAGGGCCTGCAGCCGGCCCACTCGCACGCCGGACTTGACCGGCGCCGAGAGGCCGAACTCCTGCGCCAGGTCGGTGACCGAGTAGCTCTTTCGGCTGAAGAGGCGGGTGAGGAAGTTCACAGTGTTTCCCAGAATGACTTTTCGGTGGCGGGGTTCATGCTCATGAGCGTCACGGCATTGAAGGTGGCCATGAGAGGGTCGATCTTCGCGGCGCCTGCGGCCTGCTTTGTGATGATCACGGCGTTGCCACGCGGTTCTACCTTGGCATTGCCGACGCACCATGTCATGAGCGGCTGGCCACCGTGCACGAGTGCTCCTTCGGCCAGCTTGCGTTCAGCCGTCTTGATTGCGCCCGTCATCTTCCAGCCTTGGCTGATGCCGATGATCTTGTCCGCCGGTACGCCTGCTGCGTCCAGGGCTTCAAGCACGCTGCCGATGCCCGAGGGGTCCACGCCCACTTTGTCCAGCAGGCCGGCATACTCAATTCGGGCCACCGTCGCGGCGAGCTGGGCCACGTCTTCACCAACCGTCTTCACCAAGGTCAAGTCACCGTCTGCAGCGAAGTCGCGAAAGCGCGCGGCTTCCGCCTTGCGTCTCTCAAGCACCGAGGGATGCGCCCAGGCGTGAATCCACAACATCCACTGTTTCGTGGTCTTGTGCCGACCCAGCACAGAAAGGCCTAGCAGGTCGTCCAGGCCACCGCCGTCGATTCCCACGTCGATGACATCGCATTCGGCCAGGATGCTCTCCAGGCTGATCTTGCGCGCTTGCGTCTCCCAGAAGTCGGCCCCGGCCCAGCGGTCGGACATGAGCGCGAGCCCGATCTCGACGTTCAAGTGCTGCGATGCCCAGCGGCGCAGTTCTTCTTCGCCCGACGCTTCGGCCTGCTCATAGTCGGAGACCAGGCGCTCCACAGTGATTGACTTCCCCCGGTTCGGGGTGACCATCCACCAGTTGCTAGGGTTCCTCCAGTCGATGCCCTGCGGATACTCATACAGGATCGGCAGAATGGGCGCCTGCGTCTCGCCGTCGCGCACCTTTCGCGCCTTCAGCAATTCGCTACGAAACACCCCAGCAGGCGTGCGTTCCGACTGCGTAGTGATGTTGATCAGGAACGCTTCTGGCTGCGAAATGATGCCGCCGCGCAGTTGGCCAAGCACGCGATCCGCGTTATTCATTTCGCCGATAACGTGCAGCTCATCAACCAGCACACCCGAAGGTTTCACGCCTGTGAGCACCTTTGGATCGAAGGATTTGACCTTCAGATTCGCCCCAGTACGACGGAAAGTGAGCGTCTTGAGATGCTCCTGGATCAAGAACTTCTTCGCCAGCACCGGGTCAAGGGCCACCATGCCAGCCGCCTGGCGGAACGCGAGTTCAGCGACCGCCTGCGTTGGGCCGATGAAAAGAAACTCGCTGCGTGGCCGGGGCGACATGATCACGGCCGTCAACAAAAGCGCTGCCGCATACGTGGTCTTGCTGGACTTCTTCGGACAGAGGATGAACAGTTCCCTGATATGACGGAACAACTGCTCGGAGTCCCAGCTCCCAAACAGGACGCGCACGATATCCAAGAACCATTCCCCACCTGCCTCTGCCAGCGTCGGCGTTCCAGGTACGTCGGGCAAGCGCAGCTGGGTGAAGATTCGTTCAGCCTTGCTCACCTCCTTTTCAAAGAGCGGCAAGGAAGGGCAAAGCGACCTTCCGGCCAGGATGCGATCACCCCAGTCCTTGCACGAGGTGTCCCACATCATTGCAGTAGGCCTTCCCAGCTCGTGCCCTGTTCGGATCCCAATGACATTTGCTCAGCTTCCGTCTTCTTGCCAATCTCGCCAGGCTTCGCGTATTCGTAGGGCAGCATGGCCTTGGCAGCATCGATGCGGTACTTCAGATCCGAATGCTTATGGTTCATCACAGCCCGAAGGAACGACATCGGATCGGTCCACACGATGGGGGCATCGGGCCGAAGGTCGAAATCGGTCGGGTCCATAGGCTTCGCGGGTACGGACTCGGCCTTCGCCATTTCCTTCACGCGGGCGTTGAGTACTTCCAGCACATCCGGCGCCTTCGCCAGGCGAGCGCCCGCCGCCGATGCGGTCTTCGCGCTGTAGCCAGCCATTACAGCGGCCTCCCGGTTGGACTTGCCGGCCAACACCGCGTCCACGAAGGCTCGCTTCTTCAGTGTTAAAGCCATTAACAAAATCTCCCCAGGTTAAAAAATCTCTGCGTGGGATACCGTGCGGTTTCCAGAAGAAATGCCCTCAGACATTTACCCCCCCCTCCCCGCTCTGGCGCTCGCCTCGCGCGCCGTCTTTTCCTTGTGGCAATCCACGCAGCGCACACGAAGGTTCGAGTCGTCATTCGATCCGCCGAGGCTGCGCGGTATCTCGTGGTCAATCTGGTTTGTTGGGCTCACTCTTCCGCAGTCAACGCAGGCGGCATCTCGCCCAAGAATTCGACGGCGCACTTTCATCCATTTACTGCCACGCCATCGCTCTGTCGCACCAGCACTGGCGTCCAGTACCCTTACGCGATCAGCATTCAGCAAAGGAACGGCAGAGGTCTTGAGCATCTTCAAAGCCATATCCAACCGCCTTGGAAAAGAAAAACCCCGACACGCTTTCACATGCCGGGGTTCCCACCGTGTGCATTGCGGGTGGAGGCGCAATACACACACAGTGCCTGAAATGTACCCAAAAGGTCTATGTCGGAAAACTCCCCCGCGCGTCTATAGCGCATCGGTGCGCCGGGCGGATACCGTCGCCTGCACCCGCTTGCGCTCGCGCTCATCTGCCCTGGCATCCAGCCAGGCGGCAATGGCGTGGTCTGCCTGCTCCAGCTGCGCCTTGATGGTGGACTCTGCCCGGTGCATGCGCCGGGCCGTGGCCTTGACGCCCAGGTCTTTGAGGTAAATGCACCCCAGCGTGACGAACAGATGCGACTTCGACAGCTTGAGCGCACGCACCGCCTGGTCAGTCTCTGCGGCCTCCTCATCGAACACCGGGATGGGCACGCCGTTGTAGCTGCCCCGGCTCCACACCTCGCTGGCCAGCACCGAGCGCGTGGCGTACCCCAGGCCACCGCTGGCGCCGCGCGTGGTCCAGATGGCCCAGTTGTCCAGGCGCTGCTGGATGTGTTTAAGCCTGGCCATGCTGCGCCGCCCCCGTGTTGCGCTGCAGGCCCATTGCGGGCTGCTGGTCTGGCCAGATGCACACGTATGCACAGCCAAACTCCACCAGGCCCTTGGCCACCACATCCATGACCGGGTGGCCATAAAACGGCGTGCCCACCACGCGCCCGCCCTCTATGGCCCAAAAGCACCCCGGCTCGCCACGCAGGGCCTTGCGCACCCACTCATAGGCCACATTGCCCACCTCACCCGCCTTTGCCTGGATGGCCTTGTACACAGCGGGCATGTGCTCCTTGATCTCTGCCACCTTGCCGCTCACATCGGCCTTTTCTGGAGATCTGCTGTCCATCTGTCCAACCTTTCTTATAGAGATCACAGGTAGTGGGTGGTGCGCTCGCGAGCGCGTGGGCGGGTGCGCCCCTGCCTATGCCCGCCCGCCTTGCAAATACGGCCCGGACACCGCCCTCAGTCCCACCGGGCAATGCAGCAGCTCCAACCCCCTGAACCGGGGGGATGGGGCTACTGGTGACGTCCATGCAAAAGCGTGGACGCGTGGACAGATTTGGACGCTATCCCGTGGGCGCGCCCAGTGACGTCCCCGCCACTGCGCCGCAATGGGGGCGGATAGCGCCCTCCAGCCCTTCGGGCACGCTGGCGCGAATCACGCCTCCCCCAGCGTTTGCGGCACGGCGCGTTTGTTGCGCTGCGACCATTCGGTCAAAGCGGCGCATAGTCACCGTTCCTGTGTTGATGAATGAAGCGGGCATGGGCTACATGCGTCAGTTCCAGGGGTTCGGCCCCCGACAAAACTCCACGGCCCCAATGCGTTCGGCCATGCTGACCGAAACCACAAAGTCCACTTGGTGGCTCACGCGCTCGACGCGGCCATACCGGATGACCCGGCGCACGCGAGTGCGCTCAAAGTCCTTCCCTTCCACAAACCCATGCTGCCTGAGCTTGTTGAACATCCAGCTTGCAAACGGGCTGCGCGGCTGGAAGAGGCTCCACAAGTCACGGGCATCCACTGTAGGCTGCGCTACGCCCCCGATTTCACGGTGGTGCACTTTGATAAGTGGGTTCATGGCCTCCCCCCTCGTGGATCAAGCTGATCCATGCGCGCCTTTGCGACAGCCATCTCTTGTTGGTGCCGGGCGGCCAGGGAAAGCGAAAACTCGCCCATCTCGCGAGCCAGGAAAAGATTGGCCTGGGCAGTGGCGTATTCCTCGCTCGCCTTCTCGTAGGCGCTCATGCTGTCAGCAGCTCTGCAGCGCCGCCATGCCGACAGGCTTACAACCTTTCGTGGGTAACGTCCACGCCAGCGGGGTTGAACAACAAGGGAAGGCGCTGCAACGGGTAGCAGCACGACAGACGCACATGCGCCAGAGAGTGGGGGCAAAGCCATGATCGGCCTCCAAGCAGTTCGGTTTGCTACAACCGCCGCACTCACTTCCAAATGAGGGCGGCGGCTCGAACGGGTTGGAAGACCGGGAACCGCTTGCGCGAACCGGCAGGCCCTAAGGCCTCCCATCCGAGCCGCCAAAACTGGAGGCACAGACAACGAAGCCGCAGGTTCTGCGGTAGAGCTGCGGCTTGCGTCACAGCGGTTCAGCGGGCTTCCAAACCCGGCCACCCCCATTGCGGGCGTGACAGGCGTAGTGTATCCCACAGCAGGCACGTCAAAACGGCGCATCGTCGGGCTCCTGTCCATAATCTGGTGCACTGCCCTGCACATCCACCACCGGCCCATTGGGCGGCGGCGGAGGCGGCAGGGGCTCATCCAGCGCGGTGGATGCCTCATCACCCGGCCACTTGGGTGGGCGCTGGTATCCCCAGGCCCGCACCCCGTTCACCTGGCGCTTCACGCGCTGCCAGCCTTCGTGCTCCAGCCAAGCGCGAATCTGGCCTTCCAGGCCCGGCGTGCTCTTTGCGGCATCCACCCCAAGCGCAAGGGCCAGTTGCGAGATGGTCACAAACGTGGCCAGGTCGTTCACCACGGCGGCAATGCCCGCAGGCCCAGGCGCACGCGTCAACACATGCAGCAGCTCGGACTGCACCGCCGTCTCCTGCAGGCGGCTTTCCTGCATGGGCTCGAACAAGCGCTTCTCCTGCTCCTCCGTTGGCGCATACACCGCGCCCTGCAGGTACAGCGCGTAGGCCTCGGCAAACAGTTGCTCGCGGTACTTCGCCACCCACTCGGTGTTGATGCGGTGCCGCACAGGTATGGGCCAGAACCGGCGATTGCCCGAGCGGTCCCGCAAGTAGGTGGACTCGTTCGTGGTGCCCACCAGCACGCACTGCCGATCAAACTTTTGCACCACGGCGCCATAGGCCACCCGGTAGCGGTCCGCCTTGCTGCTGATGAACGCCTTGATGGCGCCCACCTCAGACTTGCTGAAGTGCGTCAGCTCGGCAATCTCATACAGCCACAGGCCTTGCACCTGCTCCTGCCCTTCCTTGCCCGCGCCCACCTGGAACGGCGTGTCGCTGAAGTAGTCTGCCCCGGCCAACACTTCCACCAGCGTGCTCTTGCGCAGGCCGCCCGCGCCCTCCAGCACTGGGCAGTAGTCAAACTTGCAGCCAGGGTGCATCACACGGTTGACCATGCCCAGCAGCCAGCACCGGCCCACAATCTGCAGGTACTCCTGCATCGCGGGCTTGAGCGACTCGGGCGACTCCCCAAGCGCAAAAATCAGCCACTTATCGATGCGGCTGGTGCCATCCCACTGCAAGCCCTGCAGCCATTCGCGAATAGGGTGGAAGCGCCGCTTGTGCGCCACGGTCTGGATCGCCTCGCTCAGTGCCGCCCGCGAAATGCTGGGCAGCCCGTACTGGTCGGTCAGGTAGTCGCCCAACAGCAAATCCACCGCATCGGTCACGTCGCCCGCCTTGCCATGCAGCCAGGGCCAGGCGGTACGCGCTTGCACGTTGTTGTTCAGCTCATTGAAGGCCAGCACATCGCACAGCACCGGGTCGCGTTCCAGGATCAGGATCACCATCCGGCGCGATGCGTTCCAGCGCTTTTTTTCCTTGTCCCAGTACGGGGCCAGCCAGTCAGGCACCAGGCGCGCGCCGCACTTCACCAAGCCCACTTCATCGGCCAGCTCGCCGGGGCACTCGCCCAGGGCCAAGGGGCCGCCCTCAGTGCCAACGGGGCGATCGATTTTTTTGGTTTCCGGCACCGCGTCCCCGCCATCGGCGGGCAGTGCATGCGCCTGCGCAAAGAAGGCCTGCACGCGGGCAAAGTCCCAGCCATCCGTCTCGATGGCATCACGCGCATCCCAGCCATCGGGCACAGCACCGGGCTCGGGGATCGGCAGCAACTGCACCGTGCAGCCGTGCGCATCCCGCAGCAGCGCGCCAATGCCCAGCATGGCGGCCATGCCCGGCTGCTTGTGGGCGGGCAGCAAGGGCTTGGCCTGCTGCAGCACCCATTGCGCGGCCTTGTCGGGCGTGGCCTTGCGCTCGGCAGCGGTCAGTGGCTCGCGCTTGGCATCGCAGTCGGCCCAGGCCAGCACCGTGCAACCCTGCAGCCAGGCCCAGTCGGCCTTCTGCCATGCCTTGCTGCCGCCGGGCCAGCTGGCCACGCAATACACGCCGGGTGCCCCGGCATCCAGCAGCGCCTGCAGGCTTTCCGCCTTGCGCTCGCCTTCCACCAGCACCACCGTGCGGCCACCAGGCAAAGCGCCACCGGGCAGGAACAAGGGGCGCGGCTCATCAAACTGGCGCCAATGCCACTTTGCCGCGCCGTCGCGGGCGCTCTGGCACCAGGTGTAGGGCAGCGTGTCCTTGCCGCCGTCGCTGGTGCGAAAGCGCACCACGTACCCGTGCAAATCGCCGCCCACCTGGTATGTGGCCGTGTGCTCAAGGTCGCCCGCCTGGCGGTGAAAGTGTTTGAACGTGGGCGCAGGCGCATGCGCAGGCACCGGCCGCACCGTGGCCCAGCCCTCGGGCTCTGCCTGGGGCTTGGGTGGCGGCGCCGGGCGCGGTGGCGCCTTGGGCACGGGCGCACCACCGGGCGCAGGCATGACGATGCCCGCCACGCTCTCCAGCCCTTCCTCGCGTGCCACCTGCACGGCAGCCTTGGCCATGCTCAAGCCGTGGATGGCGGCATACAGGCTCAGCAAGTCGCCGCCCTGTTCATCGCTGGCAAAGTCAGCCCAGCGGCCATTGGTCAGGTTCACCGAGCAGCTCGACCCCTTGCCGCCCGCCAGCGAGCCGCACACGTATTCGTGCCCTCGCTTGGCGCCCCCCGGCAACCATTGGGGCACCAGGGTGTCGGCATGCTGCAGCAGCGCCGCAGCCAGGTCGGTGAATCGGATGGGAGGCAGGGGTGTGGGCGCTACCAAGTCAACACCCCCGCACAGGAGAAAAAGCCACAGATACCGGCGTCTCCACCACCGGCGGCATATTGGGCAAGCGTCATGGTTTCGTCAGCCGCCCCAAGAGGTCATCACATCGGCCAAGTCCACAAAGCCCGCGCTCTGCTCTGGGGCGGCGGGCGCGTACTCCGCCACAGGGCGGTTGCGGTAGTCCACCTTGCGCCAGCCCACAGCCCTGATCTGGCGCGCGCGGTGCATGTCGCTCACCGTGCGGCGGGCGGCGTCCACGCCCACACAGGCACGGTGCGCCATCTCGCGCAGGGTGGCGCCGCGCTCTGGCGCGGCCAGCTCGGCACAGGCCTGCAGCAGGGCCTGGCGCACCTCCCCGGCGGGCCTCATGGCGCACCCCACTTGCGCATGGTGGCCTGGTGCTTGGCATCCAGGTGGCGCATCAGCCCCTGCCCTGCGGCCACCAGCTCGGCCCACTGGCGCTCCACGGCCAGCAGCTCGTTGCGCGAAATCTCGCCATCGGCATCGGCCAACGTGGCAGAGCTGACCACGTCCGAAAACTCGCGCACCAGGCTTGCCAGCGTTTGCGCAGTCACACCGTCGGGCACATCGGTGCCACGCGGCAACACCAGCAGCGTGGCACCCACCGCCTCGGCAATGCGCGTGGGGTACTCCAGGCCGTAGTCGCTGCCCTGCTCCACGCACATGGCGGCAATCTCGGCAGCATCCACCGCGCCCAGCTTGTACTGCGGTGCCGCGCGTAATTCCTTCTCCAGCGTGCTGGGGCTTTTGCCCAAGCGCGCGGCCACGGCATCCACCCCGCCGGGGTAATGGCGCACAGCGCGCCGCACAGAGTCAAGAATGTCCATCCCATCCACCTCTCAAAAACGCTACAGACCGACATGACGGCAGGCCGCGAAAGTGCGCCCATGCCCAACAAAAGCCGCCACCCCGCCCCAACGCCTGGAACGCCGCGCACCTGCCCGCGCGCTGCGGCCCTGCTCGAATGCGTGGGGGAAGGAGGGAACCCCCGGCCAGGCGCTGCTGGTAGTGGCGGGGTGGCGGGCAAAGGGTGGACGCCCGCAGACGTGGCAGCACAATGGAGATCTCACACAACCACTTGCCACGAAAGGGGCGCCCATGAACGAAGAGCTACAGGAACTGCGCGAGCACATCAAAAGGCTCCGCGCAGATTTGTCCGCAACCAACACACTGCTGCTTGCCATCTACGAAGCAATCCCCGTGGTCTACCAGGAGAAGGTGCTGCCAGTGCTGGCGGCGAAGATGGCCGAGCGAGAGCAACTCGCCGGGAAAGCAGTGCCGCCAGAAGCACAAGCGGCAATGGAACGGGTAGAGACTGCGGTAGAGCGCCTGTGGGACGAAGCCCAGGCAGCTCATCGCCGGTCTGTGGCTGCGCTGAAGAAATCCCAAGCCGACTGATGGCGATCAACTCCCCCAGCTCATATTCCCAAAGGGTTGGGCGGTTGTCACGCATGTGCGGGCTCCTGTGCATCGTCAGAATTGATAGCGGCCCGCGCTTGATGGGCGGGCGCTGGGGGCTGATTTGGCTTGGTATCTTGGGGAAGCGGCTGTGCCACATGAATACCGTGGCCCGCAGCAAGATGTTCCGCGCCGCCAGCCAGCTCGATCAACGCGACCGCCGCGCTGTATCGGGGCTCCGGCAGGCTCCCGTCCGCAATTCGGCAGATGGTCGATTGATCGACACCAGCCTTCTCAGCCAGCTTGCGCTGACTGAACCCCTGCGATTTCAGTAGTCGAATGATTTGTGGCCACATAGCAATATGATGCATCAATGCATTATCACACATGATGCATCAATGCATCGCTACATGCAAGCCCTTCCGGACAATGCGCGTATGCATGAGAAGACCCGCGAAATCGTCCGAAAGCTGATGAAGGAAAACGACGTTCGCAGCGAGCGGCAACTCGCCATTGACTGCCAGATGTCGCAGACAACGCTCAATCGGTTTTTGAAGGGCGAGACGGACTCGCTAGATTTCGTGCACCTGCAGAAGCTGGCGCACTACTTTGGGCTGACGGTCTCCCAACTCATAGGGGAGACGCCATTTGATGAAGATCGCAAGGTGCGCGTGGTCATGCTGGCCATGCAGCAAATGCCCGAATACAAGAAAGACGCGCTAGTCGCAACTAGCGCTGCGCTTGCTGAATCAAACGGTGGAGACAGCCCTCCGAAAGCTGCCAATGGGCACTAGCCCAGCCAAGCCCCCGCCGCCGCCCGGCCAAAGACGCCCAAGCGGCACAGCAGAATAGCCCGCTGCAGCCGGGCCGGAGAACTCACTTTGCTTTTTTCGCCCCAGCGGCCCACTGGAGAGGCGAGCTGCTGTGGAATTCCAGCAGCTGGCTCCCGCCTCTGTACATCTCTAGTTGCACAAGGATGGACTTAGCCTTTTTGGCATCAGCGATGAATCGCGACTCGCTACGAAGAAAAACGAACCTCGGGTCCCGATCCGAAGAACCAGACGCTTTGAAGGTGATCGGCTTGTTTTCATCGAACCGAACCATTACCGAACACCCGTCATAGGACGGACATAGGATCTGCCCTTTGTCCACCGAAACAAACACATCCAGCCCGTGTCGCGGATGCTGCCTGACATATATCCGGCCATAGTTCGACCCAGCGTATGGGAACTGCAACGCCAGGGTGTTGTTGCTCTCAATCTGAGCCCACTTCTCCCTGCCTCCGGTCATCTTGTCAACTTCTTCGCTGTAGCGCCAATCGGCCCGGCACGCCAGACAAGAAAGTAGCGCGCAAACACCAAAAGCACTACGAATCAGAGACACACAGCCCCCCTTTCAGAATTGCAAGCCAAAGCACTATCGCACAAAAATTTTTTAAAATGATGCACTGATGCATTGACATAAATTGATGCATTGATGCATCATCCCCACCGTTGACACACCAACGAGGGCAAAAATGCACCACCCCAACCCCAGTGCACACGCATGCACACCGCCCGCGCCGGGCGACTTCACCCATACGCCGCGCCCGGCAAGAACAGGAAGCGGCAACCACGCCTGGCAGCGCCGCTTCACAACCGACGATTCGTCGTACAACAGCAAGTGTCGGCACGACGCCAGTGAACTGCACTACTGCGCGACGGCAGTCTGGCGCGATGCCAAACAGGATGTGGCAGAGCTTGAGATCACCCTGGGCCTGCACACCAGCGCCAGCATGACCGTGCGGCTCACCCCCGCCGAGCTGCGCGACCTCGCTGCGCGCCTTCTCGACGCCGCGCACGACATCGAAACCCTCCCCGCCGCCGTGCTGGCCCAGGAGGCAGCATGACCACCCCCGCCCTGCACCCCTACCTCATCACCGTGGCCGGGCTGGAATACATCGCCCTGGCCACCGGCCCCTGCCAGGCCATTGCCGATGCCATGCTGCTGCACGGCGCCCAGACCATCACAGCCAAGCCCCTGCGGCAGACGGGCGGTGCTGCATGAGTGCCCCCATCCAGCTCTACGGCCCCTACCGCCGCAGCCGCTTGCGCCGCAACCCCACTGCGCGCGCCCTGCTGGCCTGGCTGGGCGTTGCGGCGCTGGCCCTGGTGGCGGCGGCGCTGGTGGTGGGCCTGCCGTTTGCAGCGGGCGTGCTGTCGGCCTACCTGGGCCTGTAACGGGCGCGCGCCATGCATACGGCCACACGGTCCACCCTGGTGCTCAGCATTCGCGGGCTGGTGACCAGCAGCGCCTGCCGCGTCACGCGCCAGGGCGTGCCCGTGGTGGAGCTGGAGATTGCCGACGTGCCCACCGGCCAAACCGTGTGCATTACCCACCGCTACCCAGACGCCAGCTACGCCAGCAGCGCCGCCGCCCGCGCCCTGGCCAACCGCATGCGCGGCCAGCACGCCGAGCTGCGCGCCATCAACCCCCGCTTCAAGGCCCACCGCCTGGAGTGCGAGGCCGACCTGATCCACACCCCTGAGCCAACCCATACCCGCAAGGATTTTGAATGACCACATCCCCCCTCATCATCGGCCTGACTGGCCCAGCTGGCTGCGGCAAAGACACCGTGGCCAGCATCTTGCAAACGCACTGCGGCGCGGCCGTGCTGGCGTTTGCCGATGCGCTGCGCACAGAGATTGTCGAGGCCTACTGTCTGGAGTACATCTTTTTGACCCGGCGCGAGACCAAAGAGCACCCCATGAGCGCCCTGGCCTTGGCCCGGTGCACCGACTCCGCCTTTGTGGATCGCATGGCCGTGCACCACATGCGCGCAGGCCTGCCGCTGGACCTTACAGCCCCCCGCAGCCCGCGCCAAATCATGCAGTGGTGGGGCACCGAATACCGCCGCCACCAAACCACCAACTACTGGGTGCAAAAGACACGGCAAAGCGTGCATTGGCTGCTGCAAACCATGCGCCCCAGCGCCGTGGTGCTGACGGATGTGCGCTTCGCCAACGAGGCCGAGCTGGTGCGCTCCATGGGCGGCCACATCTGGCAAGTCAAGCGCCCAGGCTGCACCGTACAGCCCGGCGCGCACGCCAGCGAAGTGTGCGGCGCGCTGTTCGAGCCCGCAGCCGTCATCAACAACAGCCACGACATCCGCCACCTGCAGGGCCTGGTGCTGAGCGAATACGCCGCCCTGGCCTGGGGCGTGCCTGGGGTGCGGGTGGAGGTGCCGGAGCCCCAACCAGCTATGGCCGACTGACCCAAAAGGAGCACTGACATGCCCTACGTAAGCGACACCACAACCCAGCCCCTGCCCACCCCCGGCGCAGGCCCGCAAATGATGATGGTGGAAGTGGCCCTCATTGAAGAGAGCCCCACCAACCCCCGCAAGCACTTCGACCAGGCCAAGCTGGCAGAGCTGGCCGACAGCATCAGGGCCACGGGCGTGCACCAGCCCATATTGCTGCGCCCGCTGCCCGGCCACCGCGTGCCAGACACGTGGGGCCACCGCCGCCAAGGCGCGCCCCTGCCCGCCTACGAGCTGGTGGCAGGCGCGCGCCGCCTGCGTGCCTGCAAGATGGCCAACGTGGCCGAAGTGCCCGCCATGATCCGCGAGCTGACCGACGAACAGGCGCTGGAGATCCAGGTCATCGAGAACCTGCAGCGCGAAGACGTGACCGCGCTGGAGGAGGCCGAAGGCTACGAAGCCCTGATGAAGCACGGCCACGCCGACGCCGACCAGGTGGCCGCCAAGATCGGCAAGAGCCGCAGCTACGTGTATGCCCGCCTCAAGCTGCTGGACCTGTGCCAGCAGGCCCGAGAGGCCCTGCGCGCAGGCAAGATCGACTTCAGCCGTGGCCTGCTGATCGCCCGCATCCCCGACGAGGGCTTGCAGATCAAGGCGCTCCAGTTTTGCACCCGCACCGACTGGCAGGGCGATGCCCCCGGCTACCGCGAATGCGCCCGCCACGTGCAAGACGAATACATGCTGCGCCTGGACAAGGCCCGCTTCCCCATTGCCGATGCCAGCCTGTTGCCCACTGCGGGCAGCTGCGCAGCATGCCCCAAGCGCACCGGCGCGAACCCCGACCTTTTCAAGGACGTGGACAGTGCAGACGTGTGCACCGACCCGCAGTGCTACCGCGCCAAGGAAGACGCCCACACCGCCCTGATGGTGGCCGAGGCCCAGGCCAAGGGCCAGACCGTGATTGCCGGCCAGGACGCCGCCGAACTGGCCTACGACGCCTACACCCACAAGCTCAAGGGCTACAAGCGCCTGGACAGCGCGGAAGACAGCCCCACCGACCAGCCCCTGCGCAAGATCATCGGCAAGCAGATGGAGGCCGAAGGCATCAAGCCCACGCTGATCGAGAACCCCCGCAAGCGCGGCGAGCTGGTGGCCGCCCTGCCCAACGAGGTGGCGCTGCGCCTGCTCAAGACGGTGGAGGGCCAGGCCAAGGCCAGCAAGGCCGTGGCGGCAGAGGTGAAGGAGCTGGTCAAGACCAAAGAGACCAAGGCGCTGGAGAAGGCCAAGGCCAAGTATGAGCAGGCGTGGCGCGACGCCCTGATCGACCGCGCCTGGAAGGCCATCAACACCGAGTGCATCGTGCCCCTGTTTTCGCTGGATGTGCACCGCTACATCGTGCTCCGCGAAATCGCCAGCCTGAGCACCGACGACGCCGCAGCCCTGGCCGACATCCTGGACCTGGGCAAAGTGGCCCCACACAGCGCACTGATTGACTTTGCCAAGGCCACCGCATCGCCAGACTTTTTGATGCTGCTGGTCATCATGCAGCGCGACAGCGCCGCCAACCACTACCGCCACGGCCACCCCCAGAACGAAGGCCTGGTGCTGGTGGCAGCAACGGTGTTCAAAGACCGGCTGGACACCGTCATCGCCGAGCTGAAGGCTCAGGCCGAGACCGAACACCTGCCCAAGCCCGTGAAAGCCGATCAAACTGCGGCCCCGGAAAGCGCCTCTACCCCACGCCCCGCTGCGCAGGCCAGTCCAACGCGCGGGAAGGGCAAAGCCCCAACACCCCCCGCTGCGCAGGCCCGCGCTACCGCGCCCAAGACCACGAAGGAAGAAGCCAGCGCCCAAATAGCCGCTGCGCTGGCCGAGGCCGAAGGGAGCCATATCCAGGCGCCTGCGGCGCAAGGCAACGAAGGCGCCCCCGCTCCTGCGGGCGGGGACGCGGGTGACGCCGCGCCCAGCAACACCGGCACGCCCACGGCCCCGTCGGTCGCGTGGCCTTGTCCGGAGACCGCGCGCAAATCCACCGCGACCGACTCCGCAGCCGCGCCCAGTGGCGAGGCCGGTGCAAGCGTGAACACCGGGGCAGCAGCTGAAAAAGGCAAGCCCCTGAAAGAGGGCGCAACGGTGCGCGTGCGCCCCCACGACGCAGGCCCAAAGAACGCCCCCTACATCGGCCAAACCGGCCCCCTGCGCTACCTGGTAGGCCAGCGCCGCGACACCTGGCGCGTAGCCTTCCCCGCAGGCACCGCACGCAAGAAAGAGGCCGTGGAGTCCTTCAATGCTGCGCACCTGGAGGTGGTGGCATGAGCCGGGAAGCACATACACCCGGACCTTGGGCCGTACTCCCCGAAGAATGCGACAAACCCTACATCCGCGTTCGAGGAGCGGCGCTTGGCTACCGCTACAAGGTGGCAAATGTCATCACTCCTATTTACGACGGAGTCCCCTCGAAAGAGGCGGAAGAAACCCGCGCAAATGCCCGCCTGATTGCCTCGGCGCCCGAGTTGCTGAAAGCGACTCAAGCCGCCTGGAACTGCATCAGCGAATTGAACCCAACACAAGCGCGCGCCGAAGTAGTGCAAATGCTGCAGGCCGCGATAGAGCAGGCCACCGGAGCAGAACCATGATCCACCCAGGCAAACATCTTTCAAGCACCACGCCCACACCCAAGTGCATGGTCTGCACCACCCCCTCGCGCTGCGGCGCCCCCGCCCTGCACACCAAGGGGCCGCGATGCATCGGCAGGCCCGATGGCAAAGACGACTGCGATTGCCTCAACGCCTGCGGCGATGACCCATGGATTGAATCCGGCCGCAGCATGCCATGCGACCACCGGCGAGAAACGCAGGCCCGTATTGCAGCCCTCACCACGGCAGCGCCTGCCGCTGTGGCGGGGCCGAGCGGGGACGAGACACAGAAGCTCCCAGGAATTGTAGATAAGGCCCTAAACGATCTTGCTGGGTTTGTTAAATTTCTGGAGACCGTCAATGGCTCCTGGAATTCCCGCACTGCACGGAACTCGCTGCGCGACATCGAATGGTTTGCGCGCCGGAAGCTAGCAGCCGCGATGGCAGCACCCCAGCCCGCATCGCAGGGGAATGCGCTGGATGCGGAGCAACACGAAATGGATGCGAAGCATGCAGCGATTTACCGATGGATGCTGGGCCACGTCGCTGACGTATTGAGCATATTAGATAACTGGCTCGCAGACGAAGAAGCGGATACGGATGAGCTACACGACGCGCTTGCCGCCCGCGCAGCGCAGGAGGGCAAGTGATGGGACTCCCGCGTTACGCTCCCCCACGCTCCCGCCAACACCTCAAACCCGGCGGCGTGAACACACTGTTCAAGGCCCTCAAACGCGCCAGCGCGCTCACCCGCGCCGAGGTGGCCGAAACCATGGCCCCCTACCGCGCCTGCTTTGCCCGCCTGCGCGAAGGCGTGGCCACCGAAGACCAGCACACCGTGCTCGCCACCGCCATGCACATCGCGCAGGCCATTGAGCAGCGCGGCATCGTGCGCGGCCTGCATGAGCACATCACATCGGCACAGCAGGCCCTTGCAGCCGTCCGCACCCGCGCCCTGGCCACCGGCACCTGGCGCCAGACTGCGCTGCACTACTACGAGCTGGAAGCAATCACCACCGCGCTGGATCTGCACGAATTCCAGATCCAGCAACTCAGCGCGGGCGAAATCCACGACATCGCCCGCAAGCTGATCGCGCAAACGCAAACCAGCGGCGGCGCCGTGGTGCGCACGTCCGCGCAAAGCCTTGGCCTGCAGGCCGCGTGAGGGGGGTCATGAGCGAGACAACAGACAAGATCATCATGCGCGCCCTGGCCGAGAAGTTTGCCGACGAGCGCGCCCACCGCATCGCCACCATCGCCGCCCAGGAACTCATCGAGAGCGAAGGCGAGCGCATCGATGAGGCCGACACCTACCGCATCCCATCGTGCCAGGTGGACGAACACACGCTCGACTGCATCCAGCACCTGTGCTGGGTGGGCGAAGCCGTGAGCCACGAGACGCCCGACGGCTACGTGATGGTGCAACTGGGCGATTTCACGCTGGGGAGCTTGGCATGACAGATCGCCCTATTCTTTTCAGCGGCGCCATGGTGCGCGCGCTGCTGGCAGGCACGAAGACGCAGACGCGGCGGGTTGTCAAAAAATCCGAGTGCTGGCCCATTTCCGCCGTGCGGGCGACGATGCTCGAATCCCGAGGGTCTGCTATGGCGGTGGATGCACAGAGCCGCACCTATGGCCCTGAAATCAAATGCCCCTACGGCCAGCCCGGCGACCGGCTTTGGGTGCGGGAGACTTGGCACGACGCATCATCTGCGCTGCACTCGTGTGCTCTCTATCGCGCTGACGGCGGCGAGATTTACGGCGGCAAATGGGCGCCCAGCATCCACATGCCCCGCTGGGCCAGCCGCATCACCTTGGAAATCACCAGCGTGCGCGTGGAGCGCCTGCAGGACATCAGTGAAGCGGATGCCATCGCCGAAGGTGTTTACACCGACCCGGCGAGCCCTGCATACGACGCCTACGCCCAACTCTGGGACGAAATCAACGGCCCCGGCTCCTGGGCCGCCAACCCCTGGGTGTGGGTGCTGGAGTTCCGTCGCCTCAACGTGGAGCACTCCCAATGCTGACCAGCCCCACCCCCTGGCGCACCGCCGACACAGCCTACCAGGCCCACCACAGCGCGTGCCCGCAATGCCGGGCAGCAGGGCTCAACCCCGGCGGGCCATCGCGCTGCGCCGTGGGCGCGGGCCTGTGGGCCGACTACCAGGCAGCAGGCACCCCGCCGCATTTCCTGTGGCTGCAGCCCGAGCAGGAGGCAGCAGCGTGAGCACCACCGCAATCGTCTCCATCAGGCCCGCCTACCTCGACCGCGAACAGACGGGCGCCTACGTGAGCCTTTCAGACTCCACCATGGAGCAGATGATCCGCGCGGGCACATTTCCCAAGCCTCGCCAGCTCTCGCCCAAGCGCGTGGGCTGGAAGGTGTCGGAGCTGGACGAATGGTGCGAGAACCGCCCCGTGTCCGACCTGCCGCCACCGCGCAATACGGGCGTGCGCCGTGGCGCTACTGCTGGGCGGCAAGGCGCGTCCAGTGGGCATCCAGCACCGTGAGCCAATGGCGGCGCTCCGCGTCGTAGCTGTGGCGGTTGTACACGCCCACAATGCCCGTAGGCATGTGGCCCAGCACAGCCTCTGCCACAGCGTCCGGGCAGCCCAACGCGGCCAGGGCGGTACGCACCGTGCGGCGCAGGTCATGGGGCGCCCATTGCCGCATGTGCAGCACCTTGGGTCGGTCTTTTGGCAGCACGTCGGTAATGGTGTCTGGCCGCACAGCCCACACCGCAACGCCCACCACTTTTTGCTCGACGTGCGCGGCGTCGCCGCGCGCCACGGGGAACAACCAGCCACCGCCATACAAGCCCATGCGCCTGCGCACCACGGCCAAGGCAGCGCCCACCAGCGGCACACGCAAATCCGTCGCCGCAGCGTGTCTTGCGGTCTTGGTCTTGGCCTTTGGCACCGTCCACCACCAGCCGTCTGATTCCTGGCTGACTTCGCGGCCCTCCATAGCCACAATCTCGCCGCCCCGGCACCCCGTCCACAGGTAGAGCGTGAGCAAGTCCGCCACCAGCGGCGAAAAATTAGGCAGCCACCGCACCAGTAGGCCAACCTCGGCATCATCCAGCACACGCAAGGACGGCCCCGTGTGCTTGCCGTCAACGATGCGGCCACGGCTTTTGAGCTTGCCGCGCAGAATCAATCGCCACCAGTTCGGGGTTTCCTCGGGGATGCGCCCGGCGTCAAGCGCGTAGTCCCACGCCGACCCCAGTTCGCCCCGCAGTGAACTGGCCAGCACCGGTGCACGCTTGGCCAAGTCCTCCAGCAGCGCGAACGCTTGCGCCCGCGTCACGCTGGCGGCGGGCGCGTCTGCCAGGTCGCCCAGATAGTTTTCGAGCAGGCGCCGCGTCTCGGCACGGCCCTTGGGCTTGCGGTGCTGATCGACGTGGCCCGCAAGGTAGTCCTGGGTCAACCGCGCCACGGTGTACACGCCCGCCCGCGCCAGGCGCGCCGCTGCCTGGGTTTGGGCGGCGGTCTCTTTGCGCTCTGCGGCGGGGTCGCGCCCGGCATCGCGCTGCTGTCGCAGATCCTCCCACTTGCCCAGAGCCGCCGCATACGAGACGGCAGGCCACTGCCCCATCGCCACCTGGCGCATGCGCCCATCCACCGGGCTTTTGTAGCGGTACGTCCAGGTCTTGCGCGTGGCAGTGGCCACCAGCCGCAGGCCCGGCGCATCATCGACAATAATGTGCTGCCCCGCTGGCAGCAGCTTCGCCTGTCGCGCATCGAAACCCATCTCGCCCTCCTGTGGCGGCGTAGGTTTTCGACCGGATGATCGACAGACGGCGTAACTTTCAAAAAGCCACCCCTAAAACCTACGCCAAACCGGCGAGTGTACACACGCGAAGGCGAGCGAAGAAAAGAAGTTGCAGCGGCGCAACTGCGCAAGATTGCCAAACAAAATCAACAACATGCAGCAGGCACCCCAGCAAAATCAAGCACTTGCAAACGGGCAAGTGGAGCAGCACACGCCGATGATGCATCGGAGTGTTCCCCTCTGGAAACCTGCGCACCGCCTAAAAATCTACGCCAAAAACTACGCTGATCCCATCAGCCGCCTTGCGCAGGTCAGCGCGGCCTAGTCCCCCGAATCTCCCCACGGCTCCAGCCCCGCAGCCAGAGCTGCGCAGGCCAGCGCGACAGTGCGGCTGGGCGTGACGGGCTTGCCGGTCGTGCGGCTTTTGCCAGCAACCCACTCGGCATAGGTTGACCGGCTCACGCCCAGGGCCTTGGCGGCAGTGTCGTATGTCAGGCCCATGTGGGCCTGCCAGGTGCGTAGGTCGGCGGGGGTCATGCGCGGCCCGGCTTGTGGCTGTAGTGCTGACCTGCTGCATCTTCCGCGCGCACCTCGGCGATCAGGTCTTCGGCCACCGGATCGGCGGCGCCACCGGCGGCTCTGTGGGCGCTGTACCAGCCTGTGATGAGCGACGCCACTGCATCCTCATGCTGGGCCATGAAAAAGCCCGCAGGCAGGCCGCTCTCGGCCTCGATGCGCTCTATGACCGCCGTGTCAAAAGACACATCGCCAGTTGCTGGATCGCGCGCAAGGCGCAGGTCGGCGAATGCCACCCCCTGGGGGATGGAGATGGTAGTAGATGTCACTCTTCGACCTCGATTTCTTCCGCCTCGATGGTCAGCCACTCGCGAAGGCTGGGCGCGCATTCTGCCAGCTTCTCTTCGGCCGCGCGCCGGTCGAATGTGTCGCCAGCCGAGGCCAGCTCGCGGTTGCAAGCATCGGCGGCTGCGCGCGTGTCTACTGTCATGACGGTGGGACGGATGGTGTACTTGATCATGGTCTTCTCTCCTTTTTGCCCGTCAATGCGGGCAACTATCCAATCCGTGAGCCGCATCCCAGCGGCCCGGCTTTCGCGCACCCAGCGCGCCTTGGTGGCGCCGGGGACGCGCAGGTGAATCAGGGCGTCGGTCTGCTGCATCAGCGGTTGCGCGAGGAATTGAGGAAGCGGTCTGCGTTGGCATCCGCCAGCGCCTCAGACAAATCGCCGTACGAAACGCCTTCCACGAGCCAGCCGTGGTGCATTCCGCAGATGCAACCCTTTATTCCGCACATGTGGTTGCCAATGCGCTTGGCCTGGCCCTCGCTTAGCTTGATGCCACCGCGCGGATCGACCTTGGCGCGGATGTTGATTTCACCGGCGTTGTGGAAGCCGCCAGAAACAGTGACGAGGGTGGTATTTGCCATGATGTGATCCTTCAGAGGATTCCCGGAGCCGCCGGGGCGGTGCACTCGATTCCGTGTGCATGGGCTCTATTGTAGTCTCATTTTGAAACTACGCAAGCCTTTTTTATCGGTGCAAACCCTAATCTATTCTCGGCAGCGGCGGCGGGTCGTTGCGCGGGGCGGCATCTTGCTCTGCGCGCTCGCGCAGGGCCTGCTGTAGCTCGCGCTGCGCTCGCCTTTGGCGTTGGGCTTGTTGCTGCTGGGCGCGGCGTTGGCGCGGGGCGGCCGGGGTTGCCTGGCGCTGGGCGCGGGTCATGGGGCAGCGGGCGCGGGGTGGCGGGCGTCCTCGATGTCGAGGATTTGATGGAGCTGGCTGCTCAGCTCTGCATACCGGGCGCGGCAGAGTGCGATGTGCTCTGCGGTGTCGCGCTCGCTGGCACCACGTCCGGCAGCGGCTGCGGGCGCACCCGCAGGTTGGCCGGCAGGGGCTCGCACCCCGAGACCACTGGCCCCGATGTTGTTGAGCATGCGGACAGTGCCAGCGTCAAGGCACTGGCGATCAGACAAGAGAGCGATTTGCGCACGGGCATCTCCCAGGCGATTGTTGAGGGTGGCCACGGTGCGTGCGTGCGCACCAGCGGCCTGGTCGGCAAAGCGGCGCTGCTGCCGCGCGTCGGACTCGCGCGCCTGGTGCTCGGCTTCGCGCTGGGCGGCGGTGTTGGCCGTCCACCGCCATTCCTGCACCTGCCAGGTGCCCCAGGCCGCGCCGCCAGCGCCCACCAGCAGGGCAAGGACGTAGGCCCACATGGCGCGTCAGGCCTTGAAGGCGCCGGTCTTGTTGAACAGGCCCACCAGCACGCCGATGACGGGCTGGATCTGCGGCCACAGGCCCTTGTAGCCTGCGTCCACGGCTTCGATGATGCCGCGCACGGCGGCGAGTTTGGCCTCTCCCTGACCCTGGCCGGGGATGGCTTCCTCGATGGCCTTGATCGCGGCGATCAGGGCGGGCAGCAGTTGCACGATGGTGATGATGGCTTGCATGGTCGTTCCTCGGGTTGGTGGTAGGGGTGGGGTCAAGCGGCGGCGCCCAGCGCCAGGCAGGCCGCGTGGTGCAAGGCCTGCCGGTCTGCCAGGCCGTTGGTGCCGCCGTTGATGCGGCGGGTGATGGCTACAAAGTCGCCCGCGTCGGCAAGGGCGTTGAGGCCCCGGCTGTGCCAGTACCACGCGGCGCTCAGGGCGGCCAGGTCAGGGCGCTCCAGCAATGCTGGGACGGCCTCGAAGTCGGGCACGTGTGGCACAAACTGCGCCAGGCCGTCGCGCGTGGCGCGGTAGTTGGCGCGGCCTGTGGTCTGGATCAGGCCCCGGCCCAGGTAGCGCCTCCCGTCGCCTGGCTGGGTGTTGCCCAGGTCGGCGCGGCCCTCGTAGCGCTGCTGGGCGGGGGTGGGGCCCCAGATCTCGCGCACGTAGGCCAGGCGGCCCGATTCGTGGCCGATTTGCGCCAGGAAGGCAGCCAGCCGCGCGGGGGTGTTGATGGCGAACAAGTCGCACGCGCGCTGGATGTGCGCCATCCAGTCTTGCGCGCGGGCTGCTGTGCAGCCGGTGGCTGCGCGCAGGGCGTCAACGGTCAACATGGGTGCCTCCTTTGCCTTGCGGGTTTGTCGGTACGGCGCCGCCCCATGCGGGGGCCGCGCCACTTCTTGACCACGGTGCCCAGCGCGAACAGGGCCGCGCCGAGGGTGGTGGTGATGTGGGCGTTGATGCGGTCGTAGCCGCTGGCCAGGGCGGCCAGTTCGGCCACGGCGCCCAGGCATGCCACGGCCATGCCGATGCGCTGCAGCAGCGTGTCTTCATACCGGGGGTGCAGCACCCCCAACGCGCAGACAAGCGCCACGATGAGCAGCGCCAAGGTGTAGAGCGCGGCCATGGCGTCACACTCCCCCGCCGATACGGCGCCGGATGGCGTCCCAGGTGTCGGCAGCGATGCGGGGCGCATCCACGGCGTGAATGGCCTCGTACACCTTGGCGATGATGGCCATGCCAAACAGCCCGATCAGGAAGCCCACGAGGCCCTCGGCGTTTTGCATGCCCATCCACAGCGCGGCGGGGCTGGTGGCGTAGTAGCTGACCACCGCGCCGCCCACAGCCATGCTGCCGCGCTCCAGGGCGCTGCCCTGCACGAAGCGCAGGCTGACGAAGGCACCGGCCACGCCAGCGATGATCTTGCTCAGGCTCGGGTCCAGCGTGGGGGGTGCGTCAGCCATGGCCCGCCCTCCCCGCCACTGCTGCGCGCAGGGCGCAGGGGTCAAAGCGCCAGGCATCGGGCAAGCCCAGCATTTCCGCGCACGCTTCGCTGCACATCACGCGGCTGCGCTTGTTGGGCACCACCCAGGCCAGGAAGCCCAGGATGAGCTGCCAGTCGTACAGCCTGCCCTGGTTGTCTCGCGCCCACTGCGCGGCGCGCTGAGGGCAGGCAGGCGTGGCGTCCAGCGTCCACTTGTCGCCCAGGGCAATGCGCTTGAAGCGCACGCCGCCGCGCTTGCCGGGTCTGCGCTTGCTCCACGGCGGGATGTGCTCCAGCCCGGTGCTGCTGACGCACCACAGGGCGCCGCTGGCGTCAGGCTGGCAGGTGCCGTCTGGCATGAGGTGATCCACCCCGTCGCCGGGCTCGAACACCACTTCGCTGTGGCTGTAGCGCCCGCGCAGGCGCATGCGAATCAGCACATTGCCCAGGCCAATGAGGCCCGCGCGCGTGCCGTGGTAGCTGGCGAGCTTCATCCGCGCCATCCTTCCTCTGGCTGCACCGGTGCGTCCAGGATTTGCAGCGCGCGGCCCGCAGCGAGCATGCCAGCAGCCTCCAGCGCCTGCACGCCAGCGCGGGTGTCTGCGCGGTCCAGGTCGATGTAGGTGGCGGCGTTGACCTTGCTCATGTACCGGCGCATGCCTGCGGCCTGCGGCGTGGCGCCGATGCTGGCCAGGTCGATGGCCACAGCCTCCGAATCGCTGAAGCGTGAGAGGAAGGCCAGCCGGGTGATACGCCGCAGCTCCGGCGCTGGCACTTGCTCAGGCTGATCTGCAGCAAGACGCCACGCGCCTGGGTGCTGTGCCTCGGCGAATTCTTCGTCCGCCACAATCACGTTCGTGACGTTGCCATCTGCGTCCAAAATCTCAATGTGCTTCATGACTTAGGCCCTCGGGTAAAGACGCAGGAAAACGACACCATCACGCCCCTTGAGGCCAGTGCCGGTGCTGCTGGAAATGTTGTAGCCAGACGGCGCCCCATAAAACGGCGTGGTGGTTGCCTGTGCCACACCGGCCGCTCCACTCACAGCGCCGCACCCGCCGAATGCACCGGGGGTGAAATCTGCCCCACAGCCACCGCCGCCATTGCCAGCAGCATTGCTGCTGCTCGCGCCGTTCCCGCTTGCAAAGTCCAACCCGAAAGGGTCAGCCGCCGCGCTGATCAGGGTGACAGCTCCTGCGGTACGCTGGCCAATTGCATTTGGCCCACCCGTCCCTGCCGTGTTGGCCCCGTCTATCGCATTGCCGTATGCACCGCCGCCAGAGGAGCTGACGCTAGACGGTGATGTCAGATCGCCGCCGCGCCCACGGATACCACCGCCGCCGGTTCTGTACGGTCCGGTCGGCACGCCCAACACATCGCCGCCACGCGTTGCGGCCTGTGTGAGAGTTGTCGAAAAATTCACAGCGCCGCCGCCCGTCGCGCCTTGCGTGGCGCAGTTGGCGATGTCGCCTCCGCGCCCACCTGGCCGATGGACATCGCCGCCGCTGCCACCCTCGCCCCCTGCACCGCCAAAAAGCTGCGTTCCAGCCGACACAGGCCCTGCCTTGCCGCCCTTGCCGCCCTTTACCGTGATAGCAACATTCGGCCCGGTGATGGTGGTATCGCCACCATCGTTGCCGTTGGTCGAGCCTGCAGTGCTGCGCGTTACCGCTGCGCCGCCAGCTCCGATGGCGATGACGAATTCATCCCCAGCGCTGACCTGCACAACCTTGTCGGCAGATTCGCCTGCGCCAGCGCCGGTCGCACAGCCGCCGAAGGACACACCACCAGAGCCATCCGCCGCGATGGCTCGCAGCAGCAGCGTGCCGCTGACGGGCGCGGTGTAAGTCATGCTGCTGGTGATCGTGCGGCTGTCAATAGGCATGGGCACCACGCCAGCGCCGCCAATGAGTGAAGAGAGATCGGCCATTTAGATATACCCCTGTGTTGCGTCTTCGTACTGCAGCCGCAGAGATGCGGCCTTGGTGTCAATGCGCCGTGCGGCGCCGGTGGCCTGCTTGCGGAATGGGACGCCAGCAAAGTCCACGTAGCAGGTGAGCGGGTCGGCGGTGAGCGTGAAGGCCCACCACTCGCCCTTTGACATGGAGCCCGCAGCGGGGCCGGTGAGCGTGACGCCGTTGGAAATGAGGATGTAGCGCACGCCCGGCACGGCGGTGGTGTTCGTTGTGACCTGTGCAGTTACTTCCACACCGGCGTCCAGCGTGGTCCAGGCAGGATTGCTGCCACTGGGCTCACTGGCAGCGACATCCGCCAAATTGGTCAGCAGCAACCAGAAGCGCCCGTTGTGCTTGACCGTGGCAGGCTTGGCGAGCGCACCGGTGAGCGATGACCACAGGCCTTTGAAGTTGGTGGCGCCCATGGCGACTTCGGCGGCCGTGGCGGCGCTGTTGGCGGCCCCGATGGCCGCGCCTGCAGCATTCGCGGCCTCT